ACAAAGAAGTGCGAACATCTTATACTATAGAGCCGATATAAAACATATCCTTAAAAAGATTCTTATTGTCCATGTAGGCTGAACGCGAACCACCGACGATTCCTTTGTCCATGAAGAGATATTGGGTACTGTTCTCACGACATAGTTCGTAACGCTCACTAATATCTTCCGCCATATCTACATAACAATCAACGACAACGTCGAGAGGTCCGAGTTCGTGTGCGAGAACTTCCATAGTCTTTTGAGAGGGGAAGTATGTAAAGACGACCCTTGGCTTTTCCATCCTGGAGACCATCTTCTTAACAGTCTCATGATTTTGTGACATATGCATTGGCTTCCCCCTCATACGTAAACATAGATCGGTCAGAGGTTTAGAAGCGACGAATCCGAATGACATATACTATCCCATCCTTTAAAACTTATGGTACTTTCTTCGCACCATGGGTAAATCTCATCCTCTCCTATGTAGTTGAGTGCCTGAACACCGTCTTCTATACATTCATCGCATATACCTTTGTTATCATCAATCAAAAGACCGATGTTGAGAGCGCGACAGATGTCAATCTTCCTAACTTCATTCGGGGTGTAGCTGTTTGTGAGTATGACATCATCAAAAATACCTGGAAAGTAGTGTTGAATCCAAGTTTCTGTTTCGTCTCTCACCACCTCTTGACGCCCGGTGAGGACATACATCTTTTTAGCGTTCGATCGAAGTTTATACATGGCGAGTTGTGATCCTTTTATGGGGGTGAGTTCCATGAAATCTTTTGACATGTAAAATTCTCTGACCATTTTCTGTGATTCCGTTTCATCTATGTCAAAAATCTGACGGTACACGTAACTATATTTGGGTTTACGTATAGTTTGATGATGAAATTTGGCCATGGGTTGTAGAAAGTTAACTAAGACTTCATCGACATCGATAGCGATTCTGTTCATTTTTATAATACAATATTATTCATAATCTCTAATTGCTACACCGACGGGAAAACGTGGGACACCGAGAGCCGTCAAGTTCTGAAACCGAACCGTGAGTTGCTTCCCGATGTAGTTGTCTTTTTTCTCGAGGTATCCTCTGCGGACTTCGAGAGTTCCTTCTGGTCGGACGGAAAAGTGTTGTTCACCCGCCTTACATATCCAAATCGCAGTCCCCTTCTCCCGACCAGTACCTTCCTTGACATCCACGATGGGATATTCCTCTGTCTGGAATGTCTTGTACTTGAGGAGGTGGTTACTTCTCTTTCCAATCTCGTAGGTACTCGATGCCTCTCTGATCATGACCCCCTCGTGACCCTGACTGACGAACATGTCATGGTACGACTGAAGGTTATTTTTGGAGTTCACAGAGAACGTTTCGATCGTGATCCTCTCTTTTCGCTCTTCAAACGTGAGATTTGGACGATTCAAATCGAAATAGTCGAACACGTGAAACTCGAGTTCTTTTGGGTTCATCTTGAACATACTGGTAATCTCCTCGAAGGTCTTGTTGGGCGCGTAGCACTCACCGTCCAGGTATTCACCATCTTTGAGACCGCGGGCGAGGTGCTCAACACCCTCCACGGGTTTACCAGTTCGAGAGAAGCATCCATGATTCGAAACCAATAGTCGAACACCGTCCAGCTTAGGCTGGACATAGAAAGGTTCGGAGATGTATTTCTGGCGATCTTCCCATTTATTCGCCAACATGGGAAGAACATGTGTCAATTTTGTTTTTTCGTTGTTCCACATGGTTTGGGCTCGTTTGAGAGCCTTTTCGTAACCCGTCTTGACGTTGGTACGGGAAGTCATCACCTTTTCACTTCCAACAACTCCGGTGATCTTCACGATATCAGCAGTTCCATTTCCCAGGTCTTCGACGCTAATATCTGTGAACCGTTCACGACCGTTTTTGTCCTTCTTTATAAGGCGTTCCATTCTACTATATTTATATCTCAGCTTTAAATAGATGTCGGATTTACCCGTTGTAAATTATGGCAGAATGGAACGACTTAGGCCTCCAGAAAGCACACCGGTGCCATTAAATGCAAATACTTTTTGTATCATATTTATAATTCTATGTGTGCTAGCACTCTATAAACGTGCGATGACAATCACTCAAGGGCGTGAACGATCTTATATTTAAGACAGTCACGGGGGGTAAGATATATATCTTTTTTCATTAATTTCTTTAGCTTTTTCTCTGGAATTTGAGTCTTTTCGAGGTACATCGCCTTCAACATCTTCATGAACTTATCCGTCGACTTCAACTCATGTTTAAGCTCTTGAAAGTTACCCCACAATTCGGTGGAGATTTGATGAATGAGGACGTATGCATTTTTCCCCATTCGCCTTTCAGAACCTCCGAGAAGCATGAATGTGGCTGCAGAGCAGCACGATCCCTGTGCGATGGTGACAACCTTCACACGGGATGATTCGAGTGTGTTCATCATCGTCATGCCAGCAAAGATGTCTCCACCTTCACTCATGATGTGGACACGAATCTGTGGCTCGTATCCGTAAAGCTCGGCTTTTTTCTTGAGGAGGTCAATCTCAAGCTTCTTGAACTTCTCGACAAAGTCGAGTGCATTCTCTCTGTCGACGTCGGCATAGAACAAAATCTCGTTTCCGATAACCTTCACACACTCTTCAACCTCAGTTTCTTCTTCCTTCGTAGACATTTTTGAGTGCCTTCTTTACTCTTGTGACGTCTCTTGATTTTAAGCCGTTTCCAACTGCGAGGTGATTAATCACGTCGAAGTCTTGAGGTGATATTTTGTACTCCACGAGTTTACTTAGGTCTCCTTTCTCCGCATACTTCTTAAGAAGACAAAGTTCTTCCACACCGAGACCCGTCCTCGACTTTTTTCGAATCTCTTCATACTTTTGTTTACGCATCTTATAGTTTCCAAGTTTGGTCCAACAACTCCCGGGTCTAATTTTATCCTTCACGAGTGGATCACCTAGAGCGGCTTTTGGTATAGTGAGTGCGTGTAACACGAAATAAGACATCAGATTCCAATTTCCGGATGAATAGATGTACGCATCGTAATAGTCAGCATCCGAAAATGAAGAACTCGCGGCGAGAACATCGACACCTTTTGAATCGAGGTAGTTTTCCTGAAATATGTCCCACATGTGTCCATGCTCGGCGATCGTGTCGTATATCTTAATCGGTCCCGGATCTGATAAAATGTCCGCTATAAATTCTTTCGGGGTTTTGAAATCGTCCATTTCATCGTACCCATCGATGTATGTGAAGAAGTTTCGAATATTTCCTTTACACCTGTGTGCAGCGTGTTCAGCCTTGGGACCTTTATCTTCTACCAGAGTGAGAAGAGATTCTGGTGTATGTCTCGGAATGAGAACCGTTTCAAAATTAGGATACATACACATATTTGTTGTCGTCACGAGTAAGGAGCCTCTCGTGAGTCGATTCCCATCAGAAACACGTTCTATGATAGGTTTAAATACTGGATCATAGTCTTCTATGAAGACGTGTTTACATGAAGGTTTTATGAACGGTAAAAAGAGGGATTTACTTTTCAAATGTTCGGATTGTAATTCAACGTGACTGTAACCTTCTAAAACCGCTTTGAGTATATAGGTTTTACCTACACCCGGGGGTCCACAGATGAACACATTCTTTCCCTCACGAATGTACCGGCGAATGAGTTCAATCCGTTTCGTGTGAATCGTATAAACTACGTGTTCTTTTTTTTGCTCGACTACTTTAATGAAGGAATCCATCGATGATCTTACTACTCAGGCCATAGATTTGGTGCTTGAAAATGACGCACTACATAAACGTATCGTAGAACCTTTAAAAAGGAAAATTGTACCATTCGTGGCATGTACCGTGCTTACTAATCTACTCATGTTTGGTCTTCTTGTTTACCTTGTTCGACGTCTATCTCTTCTTCCTCATACTCTTCCTCTTCCTCTTCCTCATCACTAGGTACAAGCTTTTCAAATGGAGTACCTTTCGCGAGTGCCTGAACTGTGGTCACCGTTTTGGGTGGCTTAAGGTGTGGAATCGCCCGCACGTTCAGGATTTCAGGCTTCGTGAATACACCTTCGATGGGATATTCCTTGTCAAAGTTTATAAGAATTTGCTTGGGGATAGCTGGTGATTGTTCGAGGAGACGATCATACTCACCCTTACAGTCCTCCACGAACTTGAGACCCTCCTTCTTACGCTCTTCACGAGGAAGCGAAAGTTGTAGCCTAATGTTACGCGACAAACTTCCATGTCCCAACGCAGCTGTTCGGTGATTTTCCATGAGTTCATTAATTTTGAGAAATTGCATGATTGTGGCTATGAGTCCGGCTATCAGGTTCATACCACCAATTATAGCCGGTGCAGAAGCACGCATACTCTCCGGGAATGTACTCTGAGCAAAGTTCGCTGTACCGGTGACTGTACTAAGGACGATGACTGGTAAATTAAACCGTAAGCTCAGGCGCTTGAATTTCAGAAAAGCTCTATGGTGCATATACCTATAACACGCGGACGCTTCTCCCCATTGACGCAACACATTCTCGTGGTATTCATTCCACATGCTTTCCATGTTGTAATTTTCTTCTGTCATCTTATTATAGATGAACATTATATTCTTCATTCATCTCTTGTTCTTGGTATGGATTCTCGTCATTCCGTTCACTAATAATCGCAGGCAACTCGAGTTTTATTCGATGGTCATTCCATTCATTTTTTACCATTGGTCCGTGAATGATGATACGTGTGCACTCACACAGGCTGAGATGTACATGACTGGACAAGCGAAAGAGGAAACCTTCATGGGACGTGTCGTGGGACCCATCTATAAAATGCCCGATACAGAAGTCAACAAGCTCACGAAGACCGTGTTCTTTATGTTATGGGCATTTGTTCAGTATCGTCTTGGACATTTTGATTCGTTCATTAAGGATCTTAAAGCCGTGGGACTAAAATAAAATATAACATGGACATCAAACTTCAAAACGAAATCAAGAGGCTCGGGTACAATCTCGAATTGTATCATGCATCATACATGCAAGAACTTGAAGAATGTGAGGAGAAGATGCACAGGATTGATTTTCAGATTGAGAAATGTTCTTCTGATGTGAAGAGGGAAATTTTGAAAAGACAAAAGGAAAATTATGAAACACAAGTTTCAAGACTCGATGCTCAGATGGAAAAGAATACACATGCTATAAAAGATAAGATTGAAAATTATAAAAAGAGGCTATTGGATTTGGATAAGGAGAAACGTTCACTCGACTACAACGTTGAGAAGCTCAAAAAGGCACTCGAGAGACGCAATACGAGCGAGATATTCGACATGTTCGAATACGTCACAAACGCGATCACGATTTTGCACGAGGAGACTTCGCAAGCTCGCGCGCCCTCTTCATGAATGCCCTGTCACGACCGATCTTAGGATCAGCTGCGATGAGACGAAGAAGAGCGGCTGTGGGAATCTTGGGACTATTTCCCTTGGGTACAGGAGTCTTCTTTAATTTTTTCTTCGCATTCTGAAGTTGCTTAATCGTTGGCATCTTTTACAATACACCGACAAAAGATTTTCCCGTCGTATTGTAAATGAAGAACAAGACAAAAACGCGACTTCTTTGGGTCACACTCATCGTACTCGTGGCCGCCATAGTATACATGTGGTACAACCCCAAAGTTGTCGAAGTTCCAGTAGAGGTTCCGGTGATGGTTCCACCTCCTCGACCCGTTCGTTCACAGGAGGTGCGTCGCGAACCTGAGTTTAGGGGACCTCCGATCAAACAATACAAACCTGGACGTATGCAACAGATGGGTATTCTTACCAGTGACAGTGGTGAGACTCTTCCCCTCTATGGAAAGGAAGTTCGGGGTCGTCGTGATCGGTACCACTATTATACTACTACAGGTGGTGAAAACTTGTATCCCATACCAGTTTCTTTTAACGCCAGGGATTGTATCGACGATATTGGATGTGAGGAACTTTATGGAAATGAAACAGTCTCGGTGACTGGCAAAACGGATTCATTCAGTGTAAAGATGTACAGGACTGATGATTTTTTTTAACAAATCGTATTCTCTCTTTTGAAGCCCAGAACTCTGTGAAAACTTCGCCTTCAAGTTAAGTAATTCCTTCGTCGTATCGCCATCGAGACTCCTGACAAAGTCCCTCTTAGCCTCGATGTCGTCCAATTGATTACCCTCCTTTTGTGCCTGAACGTACGGCCACGTATGTTTTCGAAGAGCATCCACCTCGATCTGTAATTGTATGATTTGTGGTATAAGAACTTCTCGTATGAGTTGTTCGGTCATATGTAAATAACACGCGGAATCTTTATATCACCTAAGTACTTCAATAAAAGGATGAAATCAAAAAATGTTTTACTTTTTTCGTAAACCGAAACAAGAGGCGAGTTCCCGCCTCGATGACAAGAAGGCGTTTCTGAAAAAGATCTCACCCGGTATCGTTTCCATATTAAACACCAGGAAGAATGTGGCTCCGCGTCCCACAGAGTTTTACATGAACTTTCATTTGATGGAAGGTGCACACGTTTCATTAAAACGGTTTCGAATGTTTGTCGATAGTGTCAGATATGAAGTTTTAAACGATGTACTGTTGTACCTCGATGACCTGGCACCCATCGTCGAAGCTCTCGATGGGGTTCGTTTCAGACAAGATACGGAAAAGACGTACGCACGAATGATTCGCGAAGAAGAGATTAGCAGTTTTGAGGATTTTCTTAGTTATTAGTATATGCAATACAAAGACCTCAAAGATAAAGCTAAAAAGTTGGGTCTTCGTGTTACCAAGAATGTAGATGGTAAACGTGTGAAACTCACAGCGAAGGAACTTCGTTCCAAGGTCACCAGGAACTTTGAGAACAGTGTGAAGAATGCTCAGAGGGTCATCAGGATTTGCCGTACAGTTGTCGCACCCACGGCGTCTTTCGCACCTCCTCCTCCTCCTCCACCCCCACCCCCTAAAAGGCCCGTGATCAACAACAAACGCGCAAAACTCATAGCGGAACTGAAAGCTAATTTAAAAAGAAGAGGCTTATCTAAGTAAGGATGATTTCATACATACTCAGTTTCATTCCAGGAACTGGTCCGTATTATAAAAAGTTTATAAGACTTGAAGAACTCAAACATCTTCCGAATGAATGGGACAGTGGACCTATCACCTATTACAAAGTGAAGAGAGCATGTGAATTGATGAACGATTTCACGAGTGGCCTAAAACTTTTAAATTTACAGGGTGGCCTCACTACTGGGGGTATAGCATCGATTCGGAAGTATATAAACGAGGGAACGACCAAACGTCTCATGGGAATATCTCAAGAATGTCTAGAGTTCATTTTGGCGAAGCAGCTCAATCTGGACCACATGAAAAAGTTGTTACGGGAGTGGGAAGGTGAAAACATCGACATTGTTCGAGTTCGACTCTATGAGTATCTCGATACGATGCGAAAGCTCACGGACTTGGGTGATGACCTCGTCTTCTATGATTCATTGGAAGAATTCGTAGAGAACTATCTCGGTGAGGATCTCTACGAACGCCTGGAAACTATGATTCGATTTTTTAAACAACTGGACAATTTCAAAAAAATTATATAATGTACATTATATAATGATAGCCATATTCATTTTATTTATGTCTTTAATTTTTTGTTCTATTTTTTGGATTGTGGTTTTTTCTATTGGATTGATTCCACAAACAGAACCACACTTTTTGAAGACCGTGAAAGCACCTTGGGTGAAAGAAATTTTCGAAGAATTTAAAAATGATAATGGTTCTTATACATGTGAAAAAGTAAAAGAATTATTCGGTGGCCGAGGAAGGGAAAATGAATATCAACTCATTTTAGAGAATTATCCGGATGATGTTTATACATTAAAAAACGGTATAAAATCAAAAAATAAAATACTTAACAAATATATAGGATTAAATGATGAATTTACTGAGGAGTGGTTTGATGGTAAATTAGAACTATGTTTAGATTCTGACTAAAGTAATTTATAATATCTATGTAGTATATAGTATGGCTGCTATTATACTAGTACTTTGCTGCCTTTCTTCCTCAGCTAGTTTTGTGGGTGGGTTCATCCCGGGGACGGAGCCACACCTTCTGAAAACTCTGAACGCTCCCAAATTCAAAAAAATCGTTGAAGGTTTGAAAATATACAAAGCTGATCAGGAAGAATATGAGAAAAAGTTTGCGGATGACGACGATGAGCGGTTGAGAGTACTTAAGATTAGTACAGATAATCTTAGAGTCTCTGATACATGTGATAGAGTGAGGGAAATAATAGGTAACAAATTTAAACCTATTTATAGAGATTATCCAGATAAAATCTTCACCCTCGATGGTACAAAACGTAAAGATGATGTATGGGAAAAAGCTATAGGAATAGATGATAAATTTACTCCAATGAATCTAGATGGTGGGGTAAGGTTATGCTTTGAAGAAATCAAATAAAAGTAATTCCAAATCTCTTAGACATGAACTTCTCAACACCTTGGAACGTAGGAAAACTCCAGAGGTACCAACGGGACCAGAAACCAGCCCCGTCGATACCACTCAACTTCCAATTTTCTTTATCACTTTCGTTGACGCTCAACATCTTATCTTGGATCTTCTTGGGATCTCGCTCAGCTGTGATCTGTCTCGATACTCGCCCTCCATGTCGGAGGACATAGGAACGCATACGCGAAGGAGTCTTGTGTTTGGTGTAGTCTGAGTATCCACGTGCACCAAAGTCAACAGTCCTACCATTTTCTAGTGTCACCCTAAACTTTTTTTTGGGATTAGGGCTGCGAGTAATTTTGACACGCATACTTATTATTTACTAACAAAATTTACTTGCACATCTGGCAACCGTACTTCTCCTTCTTGGGGAGGAAGAAAAGTTGTTCGGAACCACGCTTGACACGGTAAAAGTGATCATAGAAGTGGAGGAGACCAACGGTAAGCCCAAGGCTGGCGACAACGACTCCATTCCTCTTACGCGCGGTGAAGGCATAGACCGCGATGGCAGCGACAAGTACCATCTGAACGATGGTGAGCTTGGGCATCACGAAACGCTTCTCCACAGTATTGACTTCCTCAGTAGGTTCGGGGGTGTACTTTTCCATACGCTTTCCGCCGTATCCGGGCATTTTTATTTTATACAAAGAAAATAATGCTGACAGTGATACTTGTACCATTTTTCCTGATACTTCATGACTATCTAAAATCACCCATAGATAGATTATACTTTAGGAAACCTATGAGACCCCTGGTAGGTATGAGAAACACTATGGTAGATATTATCAACTGGGGTTCTAAATGTTCGGTCAATAATCACCCTGGACTCTGGTTAGTTAAAGCTCACTTTGATAAGATTAGGGAAGAGTTTAAAGAAGTTTCAAAGACTGCCGAAACACATTTATTTCACGAACTCGATCCTTGGTTTGAAGTGAATCAAAATTATTACTATTACAAAGTGGAAGACTTCCCTGTGTTAAACAGTCTTATAAAACAAATACCATGTGTGTGTCACGATACAGGTGTATTTGCTGTTATGGATGCACCCATGTCTATAGCACCACACCGTGCCGAAACAAATCTTTGGCTTCGTTACCATCTCACTGTAGAGGGTGGTGGTGATTGCACACTCTACACAGGGAGGGAAGCACATGAACACACAGAGGGTGAGGACTTTCTTTTTGATCACGCAAAAATACATAGTGTCGCTAAGAAGGGTACACAAAAGAGAGTTGTTCTTATACTGGACATCAAACGTTTCTAAAGATGTTTACGACACGCTGCCCTATACATATCACTCCCACCTATGAGTTCAAGTTCTTTATTATCAACAATCCTCTTTGTAAAAGGACCCGGAGTTCCATCTTTACAATACATACAGAGAGCCGAAAGTTTAATCACCTCACAAGCCATTGGAATACAGTCAATAAGTTCACCAAACTTTCGTTGGAAAGAATCAGCATCAAGACCTGCGAGTATTACTTCTTTCCCGTGGTAAATACAATACTCTACAAACTTCTTGAGACGTGGGAAAAATTGAGCTTCATCAATAGCTATAATATCCACATCATCAAAATCGTCAGCGTAAATTAGGTCAAATAGGTCATACACTTTATGACAATTAAACCTTACATTATCATGGGTTTTTAAAACTTCGTCAGGGGACCGTGTGTCTTTAGCAGAATTGACGACAAGAACTTTTTTACCGATGACTTTCAAACGCTTAAGTCTTCTGATAAGTTCCGAAGTTTTACCAGAAAACATATTTCCCATAATAATTGACAAACCCATCTCGCTGATTAATATAATATTGTATTTTTTATATGGGTGAACTTCACAGAGCTGTATATAATGGGCACGTGGGATATTACAATCCTAGGACAGGACGTGTCAGGTTTGGGAAATGTATTTACCCAAATATCGCTGCGGCTATAAAATATCTTAAGAATAAGTAAGATGAACAGATTTGTCAATTCTACAGCTCTTACTGTGTCATTATCTTATATCCTAACAAATATCCAGAACCTTTCAAATTTTAGAAAGGAATATGTCATACCACTTATAGCTCTTTTAATGACAAAATATATTATTGGTGATTTCGACACGGGTTATACCTGGTCATTGAATGATATTATTTTCGTTTCGTATGTTTTATTACTATCATATGCGGTAGTAAGATTTTCTAAGTAAAAGGTAAGATGCCTCTCACCGATGCTCAAATTGCTCGAAAAGTTGGGCAACTGCGTAGAACAGAAGGTCAAATCTATGCACCCCTCAAATACTTCAGGGGGCTTGGGACTCTCAAGGAGATTGAAACTCGTTACAAGAAGATGCTCAAGAAGGACTACACCAAGTTCCGAACAGACGAAGGACGAAAGACGAAGACTTCCTCCTACACCCAAAAGTTCAGGAAAAGGTATCCAGGTGTTAAGTCGTT